TTATATATCTCTGGTGTAGGATATTGTGGTAATTCATCAATACCTATCCACGTATACGATTGACCTTGGTAACGAAGAACATCAGTTAAGTTTTCTGCGTAACCAAATTCAATTCTAGCACCAGATGGGAATCGCCATTCTTTTTCTTGCTCTCTCCATTTAGCACCTGGAAATGCTTGACCATATAAACGTTGAGAATGATTAATCATATCTCTAAGTTCTGGCATTGAACGTCTAATTAATAACGCTCTATGATTTCCTTTGTCACAATAACGAAGTGGGTCTATCAACATTGCGTAGGATTTACCACCACCTCTTGCACCACCATAAAAAACTTCTCTTTCTGATGCCGCTAAGAACTCTGTCTGTGGCCCTTCGTTTGGTTGAAAGATTATATTATCTTCAACATGTTCTTGTACATTTGGCGGAAGTTGTTCTACTTCATCTTTAGTTAAGACTGCAGAATCTTTTCCTTTTAATGCATTGTCCGTTTTTAATATCTGTTCTTTTTTCTTTTTAGCATAGTGTAAATCTACTGAGGCTTTTTGTATTTTTTTTTCTTGAGTTTTTAAAACTCGTTTAGCTGATGCCCTAGCTTTACTTTCTACGCTGAGAACTCTAGGAGCTTGTTGGACTCCTCGTTTTCTTCCAAGATTTTTTCTTGGTTTAGGTGGTTCAATGTCTGCCATCTGTTATTAATTATTTTTCTTAAACCTGTATGTGTAATTGGTCTTTCTGTTTTTTGAGTTAGCCATCTTGCAACCTCACGATAAGAACAATTATTTAAATATTCTTTTGCTTCTTCTAGTGCATCTAGTTCTAATTGCACTGGCTCAATATAATCTGGGTCATCAGATTCTTTATAGCCAAATGGTATTACTCTTGCTTTCCTTTTAATTCGCTGCATCTTTTGGTGGTAATATAAATATACCATGAGCAACTTGTGCGTTAATATCTATCTTGTCTTTTTTGACAAGTCCGACACGGTCAAGTATTTGTTTGGCCGCTTCCATTCTAATATTAACACCAGGAGTTTTACCATCTTCATCTAGTGCATCCACTAAACCTTTTACTGCTTTTGCAGAGTTAAGTGCCAAAGAGTATTCTGCCCTTTCTAGTATTTCATCTTTTAATGCTTTAACAACTTTAGGATAAGAGCTAGGTGCATATCCTGCAATCTCTCCTGCTTTCTTTGGATTGCCTAACGCCTCTCCAAACAATGCATTAATAAAATTTTGTTGTTGTTCTGTTAATTCTTTTACTTCTTTTTTAGTTGGTAGCATTTATAGCCATTGCCTCTTTTGTTTCTTTTGTATTCTTTTTTCTTTTACCCAATCTGGGTTTTTCTTTATACCTAATTCTTCTTTTATCTCTCGTTCTTTGTATCCATCTTCTGCTGCTTGAAGTATTTGCTCTCTGGCTTTATCTTCTTTTCCACCCACATCTGATATAAGAGATAGGTTAGGAGCAGTAATAACTCTTCTAACAAAACGCTTCTTACACGGAAAGTCTCTTTTAGCGACAGGTAATAATTTTGTAAATACCTCTCCAGTTTTTGTATTTTCATATTCGTATATTGGCATTAGTCTTCTTTTGTAATTTTAAAATATTTTTCTTGATAATCGTTTAAGTTTACTAAGTTATTTATTTTACTATCCTCTTTACATAATTGTACATACATATTCTTATCTGTCAACCATTTTCTGCCAGTCCAAAATTCAAAGCCATCGTATTTAGCTTTATACGAACTTGCCTCTTCGTAGGCATAAGATAAATAATATTTGTCTATGCTATTATTTAAACACCATTTAATTTCATACAGTGTTGCGTATGTTCCTAATCCTAGTTTTTCATTTTCATAGTTCCAAGCGAACTGGCCTGTAATTAAATGATTATCTAAAATCATAAACTCTGTAAATGCTACAGGAACATCTTTGTAATAATACACAAAGTATTTCCAATCTAGGGGGTCATCCCGCATAAACTCTTCACTTTCTTTTTCATTATTCTTTTCGTAGAATTGTTTATGCCTAATATAATTTTTATATATATTAGCTAATGTATCTTTGTTTGGATTATCTTCTACTTTTACAGATACATTTTTTTTATTTAATGTATACTTTTGTTTTTTACTAAAAGTAAATTTAGATAAATCTAATCTGCAACTTCTAGCATTAATCCAAGTTAATCTATCTAGTTTTGTATAGTACCAAGATAGAGGTATCCAACCATTATCAAGAGCATAATTATATTCTTGTGGCTCAAACTCTGCAAGTATTAACGAATATATTAAATCGTAATTAGTAAGTTTACCTGCGATATGGTCAAAGAATAATTTCACTAAGGACGTTCAAACTGAGTCATATATGAATCATCAGTCTTCGTGTCTTCCTCTCTAGTATTCTCTACAGTATAAAAATTCTGGTCTATTTTATAACCAGGATTATTTGTTAGTCTTTCTTCCATAAAAGCATCATCATACCACACAGTTCTATTATTTGGATATGCAAAAAAATTACCATCATCCATTCTAAACATGTGTGCACATTTATGTTCTGGGTCTTCACTAAAGTTTGTATCTAACATACCTGCTTTATTTTCCCATGCCCAATCTATTGTAAACATGTACGTGCCTTTTCTTTTGACACCTTTGTAGTCTACAAGTTCTGCTCTACAATTTGCTAATCTATTTCTTCTTTGAACATCTACATAAGGTGAAAAACAATCCCAGTACATATGTATATTCAGTGGATGCTTTGGTGCATCCTTCTTCCAACAAAATGCATGTATTGGTCTTCTTGTCCAGTTTACACCATTAGGTAATAAACATTCAAATAATAATGCTCTTCTTTCTAAACTATTTACTGTGTGCACATCTGCAAATGTAAAATCTCCATGCCCTTTTTCATGGTCGTATAAATATTCATTTCTAATATACGCACTAAAGGGTGGTAGATTATGATTTAAATAAGCCACTTATGACTTCTTGTGTCTCTTTGCAAAGTTCCTAGCGGATTCTTCGCTACGAAATCCCCATTTGCGGAGGGCTAGTGCCTTCCTCGTTGGGCGACCTTTCTCATCTTTCATCGGCCCTTTCATTCCTGCAAATCTGGCAGCAAAAGAAATTCTTCGTGGATTGACTCCCTTTTTAACTGGGGGCTTTAAGTTAGCACCTTCTTTTCTTTTAAAGTATTTTCTACCTGCTGCAGTTAATCCACCTGTTGGGCTTTTATGTTCTTTTCTCATTACGAAAACTTCCTATACTTAGCAGTTTTCTTTGCTATCTTTTTTGGTTGTTTAGCTACTTGCTTTCCTGCTTTCTTAGCTTTTCTTTTAGCTTTAGTACTAGCTGCATACTCAGAAGAAGAAAGAGCTTTAATAGCTTTCTCTGGTAAATACCTTTCACCAGTTTCAGAACTTTTCTTACCACTCTTGGTTCTCCATTTCTGTTTACCCCAAGCCTTAAGACTTCTTTGACTTTTTGCCAGTGCCATGTTTTCTCTTTAAACTAGCTTTGGCTCTTTTAGCCAATCTTGATTGTTGAGGTTTACCACCATACTTTGCTCTCTGCTCTAATACAGTTAAGATTTGAACTTTGCGAGCATATGGTTTTTTAACTCGTTTAACTTTTGCAATGCTTTTTTTAGCATCGCCCACAGTTGCATACTTAATTTTAACAGTGTCTCTTGGATTTTCATCTGTATATAATCTCCTTCCACTACCCTTTGGTTTTTTACCTGTTCCTACTTTTGGGTCTGCCATTGGTTAGCCTCTGCAACCACCACAGCTCCCACCACAATACTCACACATTATGTTCTTACCTTGTTCTTTTTTGTTTTTTTACCATTTTTCTTTTTAATAACACCTCTTGCCATTAAAACATCTTTCATGGTTACTTTACCATCGCCAGACATATCTGGAAACTTTTTCTTTTTAGTTTTCTTTGCCATTACTTTTTTCATGATTTATATCCTCCCCCTGCTTTTTTATAAGCCTTTGCTAAAGCCTGGGCCTTACGAGCTGACCACTGTCCTGCAGCGGTTCCGTGTGAAGCCTGTGCTTTAATACGATTAAAAATTTTTTTACGCATACCAGGTTTAGTATAGTTACCTGCTTTGTTTACAGTTGACTTACTTTTTTTTGCCATAGTATCTTGATTTACTTTTAGTTAAAGTAGATAAAGTTTTTGCTTGTCCTGCATGAGAACGTGAAGCTTTGTTAAGTGCTTTTGCTACTTTCTTTATTTTTCTTTTCTGTGCTTCTTTCATTATCTTTTCGTAGCCCTATTAGTTTTTTTGTTATATTTAAAAGATGATGCAGGTTTTCCAGATGCTTTAGATGCTCTATCTTTAGCTCTTTGTCCTGGTGTCATCTTACCTCTAACCTTGCCTTTTGCTGTTGCCTTATTGCTGCCTTTTTTTAAATTACCAGATTTTTGTAATTGGCTAGTAGCAATAGCATAAGAAGAACTTTTATTAAAGCCTTTATCTCTCAACTGTTTTACCAGTCTATCTAAAATTTTAGGCATTACTTTTTCTTTACAGTCTGCTTTGCCCTTCTAAACTGTGCTGCAGTAGGTGCACCTTTAGCACCTTTCTTTCTCATAGCCTCGCCACGTTTCCGTTTAGCGTGTATGTTTGCGTATAATCCTTTTCTTGCCATTATGAACTCTTAAATTTTTTGGAGGCAGACTTAGTCCTCGGGAAGGAACGATTTTTGCTTGCTGATTTTACTTGTAAATTACCACGTTTATTATTCATGGCATTACCATCTTTATGGTGAACGTCTTTACCGTCACCTTTTCTTACTAAGCCTGCCTTTTTTGCCATACGTCTAGCTTTATTTCGCATGGCCCTCTTCTTTTTACGAAGAGGTGACTCTGTGCTAGCCTCTTGTTTGTAATTTCTTTTGTAATTTGGTGAACTAGGCATAGATTGACTTAGACTTTTTGGCTTTTTTATCAGCTCTCATCTTAGTCATAGTAGATTTAGCTTTAGGTGTAGCACCTTTGCCCATCTTTTTCTTCATTCCCATCATTTTCTTTCCAGGTTTCTTACCCATTTTTCCGTACATCATGTAGTTTCCTCCCTAAATAATATTTTTTATTAGTTTTTCCACGAATTTATAGTCATTTATCTGACTATTTCTAAATTTATGAAACTTTTTAAACGTTTTTTGCAGATTTTCTTTGTATTTTTGTCTTTCTGCACTGTTTGTAGCATTATAGTACTCTTGACTCTGTTTAATTATATCTTCTTTTAGGCTGAACAGCTTATGCATTCTTCTTCTTCTGCAGGAACGTCCATTGCTTTGACGGTTTCTGGTCTTTTGAGCTTTGCATTCTCTGCACGAAGTGCAATTCTGTCGTCATACGCCTGTTCTAATTTCTTGTAAAGGTAATCTACATCTTTTTGTAATGAAGATACTGTTTGTGTTAATTCTGTAATCATTTCTGTTGTTGTCATTTTGTTCTCCGTTAGTTTTGAGTATAGAAAACCAACAGAGAAACTGTCCTCCATTGGCGTATAACTTGTGGAACTCGTGTTTGTGTCGTGGTGAGTTCCCCTCCCACCAAT